AATGGAACTTTTTATACCAAAGAAAAAGCCGCTAAGTAAAAATGCTAAAATAGACCCATACTTTAGGGTCTTTTTTATGATTAACGTACTACATGGCAATTGCTTAGAATTGATGAAAACCATACCTGATGGCAGTGTGGATATGATTTTGACTGACCCACCCTACGGAACTACGGCTTGTAAGTGGGATTCTGTAATTGACTTTGATTTAATGTGGGCTGAGTTGAAACGAGTTATTAAACCTAATGGGGCTATTGTGATTTTTGGTAGTGAGCCGTTTTCTAGTGCTTTACGCATGAGTAATATTAAGCAATATAAGTATGATTGGGTGTGGGATAAGGTTAATAGCGGAAGTGGACTGTTGGCAAAAAAACAACCATTAAAGCAACACGAAATAATTTCCGTTTTTTCCAATGGGAGTCACAATTACTACCCTGTAATGACAAAGGGCAAACTTCGAAATAAAAAATCTTACGGCTCAAAAAAAGGCAGTGTTACTGGGTTTATCGAAGCATCAAACGATAATTACAATGATCTTTATTTTCCAAAAACAATCATTCAGTATTCTAACGCCTCACAGAAAGGTAAATTACACCCCACCCAAAAACCTGTCGCCCTGCTTGAATACCTTATCAAGACATACACCCAAGAGGGCGAGACGGTTTTAGATTTTACAATGGGATCAGGCTCCACAGGTGTCGCTTGCGTTAACACAAATCGTAAATTCATCGGAATTGAATTAGATGATAAGTATTTTGCTATTGCTAAGGAGCGTTTAGGATTATGAGCGACATATCCCAAACTGAATTACTAGAATCCAACAATGATTCAGTACAAATGAAGCTACACACACAACTGCCCGCAAGAGTGGTTTCATTCAATGCCACCGATCAAACTGTATCAATTGAGCTATTAATCACACAAATGGATTATGAGGGTAATGCCCTATCATTGCCGCCACTTGTGGACGTTCCTGTTGCCATGCTGTCGTATGGTGCATTCTCTATTACTGCCACACCAACGGCAGGTGATGAAGGATTGGCTCACTTTGCAGAACGATGTATTGATGGGTGGTTTGAATCAGGTCGCGAATCCGTACCGCTTGACATTCGGTTTCATGACTTATCAGATGCGTTTTTCATGCCTGCCTATAAGTCAAAACCAAACGCATTGACTATTATTCCAAACGCTATGCACATCGGGGCAGAGTCGTGTTATATCCGCTTGTTTGAAAATGGTACAATTGAGATTAAGGGGAATGTCACAGTAAACGGCACATTGACAGCGAACGGCATATCTCTAACAGAACACACCCATGACGGTGTGCAGTCAGGCTCTAGCAATACAGGATTACCACAATGATAGCAAGACGACTAGACGCAAGCCACGACTGGACATTTGGTTCATCAAAAGCAAACTATGCACAGAAATCAGAAGCGATTGCACAATGTATTAAGACCTCTTTGCTGGCATTCCGATTCAATTGGTTTTTAGATGAAGATCATGGCGTAAATTGGTTCGCTTACTTTGTGAAGAATCCGAATGTACCTGTAATGGAATCCGACATCAAGCGCCATGTGCTAGAAGTGGAAGGTGTTCAATCGTTGCAGGATTTGCCGATACAACTGGACACAGTGACACGCGAATTAATTGTTACTGTAAAATATACAGACATATATAACGTACAAAATCAGGTAGGGATTAATGTTAGAAATCAGTAATACAGGGCTAGTCATTGAACGACTAGACGCAATTCTAACGCGCCTTAGTCAGTCGATGCGTGACATCTATGGTCAAGACATTAATCTCAATGCAGACACGCAAGATGGTCAATTTATTGGAATCTTGTCGCAAGGCGTTGCAGATTTTAACGAAGTCTTAGCAGGTGTTTACGCAATGTCAGACCCGACCACTGCGGTAGGTCGTTGGCTTGATATCCAATTAAAATATGTAGGGCTTGAGCGTAACCGTGCGACATTCTCATATTTGAATGATGTGCAATTTACTGTAGTGAATAATACGATTATTCCCGAAGGTTATACATTAACAGATGAAAACGGTACTGAGTGGACAACGACCAATACAGCAACATCGACAGGCACAAGCCTTGTTATGCAGTTGCGATCTGTTGAGGTTGGTGCGTTTCATTTAGCATCTGGCAAGCCATTAACCCCTAAAACTATTGTGCTAGGTGTGCAAGCAGTCACTACTACGTCGGATAGCGTTTTAGGCAAAACACAGGAAAGCGATGCGGAAGCATTGGCGCGTTTCTTGCGCTCATACACTATTAATAACTTAGATGAGCGTGAAGGGCTTGAGGGTGCATTACTTGCACTAACAGACGTTCGTGACGCAAAGGTACATGAAAACTATACAAACTCAACCGATGCGAATGGGGTTGAAGCACACTCAATCAACCCTGTTGTTATTGGTGGTATTAGCGAAGACATTGCTTTGCAGATACTAAAGAAAAAGGCGGTAGGATGCGGCTTGCAAGGAGCGCAGGCAGTAACGCTATTCTATGAAGGTCTAGACCGTATTGTTAAATTTGACCGATCAACAGCAGTTGATATTGATGTAAAAATAACAGTGGTTCGTAATAGTCCGTCTATTGGTGTTGATCAACAAGCCATTATTGATGCGTTACAAGCTGTAGATTTTAATATTTCAGAAGATGTTGTTGCGGGCGGCTTGTACGGTGCAGCATACAATCAATCCTATAAAATCAAGTCAGTATTACTAACTTCTGGTGCGTTGATTGATCAATTGATCATTCCAATCGGTATTCGTGAACATGGCGTTATTAATAATGTAACGGTGACAGTCGAATGAGTGATTACAGTCAGTTATTGATATATCAATATGCAAGAAAGCCCAAGGCTAAGGCCACGATTGATTCTGTGCTTGGCGAATATGACAAGTTAAGCGACAATGCTATTGATTTACTCAACCAGTGGGATATTGATCAAGCGCGTGGTTTTAGTTTAGATATTATCGGTCGTCGTGTCGGTGTTGGTCGAATGCTTCCGTCTGCAATTGCCAAAGGTTATTTCGGTTATCTAAATTCAATTGATGGCGAACCATGGGGGCAGGGAGTTTGGTATCGTGCAGGGGAGAGTTTAGGTGATTCGATAACACTGAACGATACGGATTATAGATTTTTGATTCGTGCAAAAATCTATAAGAATTTCCAAGTCGGCACAATTGAATATATTACAAATGCACTTAAAAAAATCATTAATCCAGACGCATTAATTCAAGATAATCTTGATATGACTGCGACCATATTCTTGCCACTAGCATCGCTTAGCTTACTGCAAAGCTATATGGTTGAGCAAATGGACATTCTGCCTCGCCCTATGGGTGTCATGTATACTTACATTAACGCAAGCGGAAAAGAATTTGGCTTTGATGGTTTCTATAACAGTTACGGTTTTGAAGAAGGGCGGTTCATTGACGCATGACAATCTATACTAAACCACGCGCTGAACTATTCGCGCAAGATGCACCATCTAGCGAGATCAAGCCATTTACAGCTTGGCTTCGTGGACTTGGTATTGCATTCGATGAAACAAACGGATTTCCAGAACTTGAGTCATTTAATGGATTACTACAGGCATTAAATGGCTATATCAAGTATTTAGAACAAAACGGATTTGCTGAATGGTCTAGTGATCTTGAATATCCAATCGGTGCAGGTGTTCGCGTCGGTGCTGCGTGGTATCGTGCAAAAACACAGAATCTAAATAAGCCGCCCGCAACAAGCCAGAATGACTGGTCTTTGTTTTTAAATGCAAGTGACTTGTCGTTTAGTGATCCGCTTCAAGTTGTGGATGGTGTTATTGGTGTTAAGGATGCGACGACTACACAAAAAGGTGTAGTGCGGATGGCGACAAGTACGGAAGTTAGTAATAGAACAAATGTGAGTGCCTCCGTAAATCCAAGCAATGCCGCAACGATTGCACAAAGCACAGATTTGGGGATTGGTCAGAGTTGGCAGAATGTAACAGGTAGTCGTGCCAGCGGGATTACATATACGAATAATACAGGTAAGCCAATCCAAGTAAATGTTTTGATAAGGGATACAAATGGGACTGGTTTTTCTCTTATTGTTGGCGGTGTGACAATTTTTAGTCTGAATTACGATATATCACCAAATGGGTTTTATCCAATTAGCTTTATTGTGCCGATTGGTAATACATATAAAGTAACATGGGCTGGTGACACAGGACAGCAATTAGTATCATGGGCGGAGCTTAGATAATGGCATTAGTAGCAAAGAACGATGTAACACAGATTTTCGCAATTCAAGCTCCCTCAGTTGACTTACCACCTACATTTGCGAATTACCCTCGCGGATGGGACACGGCACGTTCAAACAATGGCAAGCCGACAATTAAGCAGTTTAACTATATTCAACAGCGTACCGATCAAAACATGCTTTGGATTCATCAAAACGGTGCAGCATTGCCGTATGATGCAACAATGGAATATGCAGAAAACGCCCATGTTGTAAAAGATGGCGTGTTGCAGAAAAAGCAAGGCGCTGCATGGGTTAATGTAAGCGTAAAAACAGATTCAGAATTAAACACTTGGTCAGGTCGGACGCAAGAAGCAAAAAATAAAGACTTTGTTAGTGTTCTTGATTATGGTGCCAAGGGTAATGGTGTGGCAGATGACACCGCATCAATTCGCGCTGCTATCGCAACAGGTAAGTCGGTATTCTTTCCTGATCCAGATAACTTCTACAATATTACCAATGAGATCGGCCCGAAGTTTCCCGGTCAGATTCTTTTCTCAAACTGCCGAAAACGTGGCTTTATTCGAAATGTGACAAATAGCAATCGACTTGCAGTAGTTGGCGATCCATCTCGAACTGATGGCGCTGCACCGCAAGCAGGTTTCCGCAGCATGTACTTTTTTGGTAATCCAAATACTATTGGTGGTATTGCTCAAGAAGTTATTTCGGCATTTGAAGCACAAGGGTTGAATGCTTTTGAATACGGAATTGTTTGCTTTGATGAATGGGAAGCTACTGAAGAGATTGAAGCAGGTTCACGCTACGCGATCAGGTACGATGAATTAGCAATGTTTATTTTCGCTGCGATATAACCCAAAACATTATAACCAACCCTAATCTTTAATGAGATTGGGGTTTTACTCTATAATGGTTACATAAATCTAATTGAGTATTTAATGTGCAAGAGCATGACAAGACACTTTACACACTAGCAATTATCGGCGCATTAATTGGTATTGGAAAACTACTTGTTTCTGATGAGCGACTAACAATACGTTTAGTATTTGGACGTATGATTTTAGGCGGTGGTGTTTCATTAATTCCAGGCGCTTTACTGCTGCATTTCGTACACATTGACCCATTGGCGCTCACTGGTGTTGCGTGTGCTTTTGGTATTCTAGGTAGCACCTACATCGAAT